TCGGGATGAATTTGATAAAGATCAGATTCGTCTCGAGAAGTTCGTTGAGCGAAGAGGTCTCCACGCGTTTTGTGTGGATCTCCCAGCACTCGGCAAGCACCTCGATCAGGCGCTTGCTTCGGGCGAGTACAAACTGTCAGGGCTGCCGCTTTCTAAGCGGTACTCCAACAGAGTAGTGATCCCTCGATTTTTGAGGGGACTCTACTTACTCGTTTTTGACGAACAAGGTAGTTTGAAGGAGGATTACAATGTGGAAGCTGTGTTCTTTCTGCGTCAACTGTTGTACGCAGGCAAGAAAACTTCTATCCAGTGTGATGAGAGTAGGGTCCAAGATGAAATCAAGGACTTTCTTCTCATTGACAGTAGCTTGCCGCTTCCAGAGTCTTTCTGGAAAACGGAATGCCCCCAGGCATCGGATATTGAGTCCACCTACGGCGGATTCGCCAAAAGTGAGCTCTACCGAAACCCTGAGAGAGGAGGTGCCAAATTAACCGGCACCTCCCTGTCAAACCTCCTGACGGCGCTCGACTTCGTGTCGGGCCTCGTTACGACCACTCTTGGTGCGTATCGATACGCGGAGTGGAAGTTCAGACATGGTCCTGGCGCTGTGTCCAACCTGCCCAGCCATTCGAATAAATACGAGTGGACTAACTGGTCTAACAGGTTAGATTACGTGTTCCCCCTCGCAGATTGTGGATTCCACAATTACACGTCGTGGGGTGCCAACAGCTTTAGCGGATCCATTGGTTCAGATGAGCCAATGTCTAAGCTTGTCGCTGTACCTAAAACCTTCACTAAGCCGAGGCTTATTGCCTGCGAGCCAAGTGAGAACCAGTGGTGTCAACAAAATATTTGGCACTTTCTGGCAACACGGGTAGAGGAGTCTTGGATATCAAAGTTTGTTCGCTTTCGCGATCAGACCAGAAACCAAGAACTCTGCCTGCGGGGTTCGGTGGATGGCTCTTTAGCTACTGTCGATTTATCGGCAGCGAGCGATCGAGTCACCTGTCACGTGGTTGGTCAATTCTTTAGGCACAATCAAAGCCTACTGATTGCCCTCCAAGCTACACGTACCCAAAGTCTTAAGCAATCTCTGGTGAATGATTTACCAGAGGTAACTGAACTTAGGAAGTTCAGTACGATGGGTAGTGCCTGCACTTTCCCGGTTGAAACATTGCTGTTCCTAGGGATTGCACTCGCGGCAGTATTGACGAAACGTCAAATGCCGCTCAGTCTACGGTCAGTGATGGAACTCAGCTCGGAAGTGGCCATCTTTGGAGATGACATTGTCATCCCCACTGATAGTCGGGAGCTGCTGTTCGGAGCCCTTGAAGTATTGCACTTCAAGGTCAATTCTGCAAAATCCTTCTGGACTGGAAAGTTCAGGGAGAGTTGTGGGGTTGATTCCTTTGCAGGAAACAACGTAACTCCTGCTTTTTGGAAAGCACCATACAGCGGCACACCAGATTCGTATGCCAGTACTGTGGAAGTTGCAAACAACTTTTACGACAAGTTCTTGGTTCACACCTCGAACTATCTGGCGTCGACCATACGGCAGGTGAATCCACCTGTCGTCCCTTACGAATCTGGGTTCGTGGGTCTTAGGTCGTTTGTCGCTCCCGTTTCATTTCCTGGCGTAAAAGTCAGGTATAACGAGAGTCTTCAGCGCACCGAGTACAAGGTTCCACAAATTTCATCTGTGGGCTTGCGTACGCCGATCACGAACGATACTGCGCTTCACCAGTTCTTCACAGAAGAGCCGGAGCCGTCGACCAAATGGGTCGGCGGTGTCGCGCAGCGTGCT